ACGCATAAGAAGTTTTAGCTCCAGCAGCCAAATTTGCTGCCATTTTCCCCGATTCAACTACTCCAACACCTAATTGCTCATTAATATTTTTAACAGATTCAAGACCTTTTTTCAATAACGCTGCAATTGCTGTAAAAATCATCATGATGGCCCCACCCGGGGTCTTCATTTTTTTCATTATATCTTTAGCCATATCAAGGTACTTCGTAAACCCTTTAGCTGCTTCATTCATTTCATTCTGTGCATCTACAGCAGCATCCATATAAGCTAATTTTTTCTTTAGAAGAGCATTTATCTGGATTGCATTTGCCCTATCTTCTTCGTTCAACGTAGCAAGCTGCTCTTCAGTCTTTATCTGACTTTGAAGTGTAGATAACTGTTCTTTGGTTACCTTTGACTTATCTCCTGATAACTTGTTTATCTGATTATTAATCTCCATTTGAGATTCTAATATTGCACGCTGAACTGTTTTTCCTTCTTTAGCATATTTCCTAGCCGCATCCGCTTGGTGATACCAAAGATCTTGACCTTTTTTATCTAGTTTGGCGAAACTTTTACTAGCTACCGTTCCAGAATCCTGTATTGCTTTTACAAAATTTCTAGAATACTGACCGGATAACTTAGCCGTTCCCTTTCCTACAGCTTCTTGTTCCTTCTGATGTTGTTCTAGACTTTCGTTAGCTTCTAGAATAGCTTTATTATACTCGTCTAAATTTTTAATACCTTGAGCTTGAGCCTTTGTTCTTTTCTCTGTAGCTTTAGCTACGCGTTCCTCTGCCTTTGCAGTTTTTTCTACTGCAATAGCATGAAGATTAGCTTGTTCAGTAGCAGATTTTGCTGCTTTTACTTTCTCTTGCGGTGTTAGCTGTTTAGCCGGCATTGTTTATTTCCATGGAACCGATTTAGTCAATCCTGCAATTCTTTTTTGTTGTTCAGGTGACATCTTTGATATTCGTTTTTTAGCATCTTTTGCAAACTTATCAACAGTCTTATCTAAATCCTTGTATAAGTCATCTAATTCTGTATCTGTTTTGGGGGCTCGTCTTCCAGATAAAGCAGATCCTACCAAAAAGGCTGCGGCATTTCTTGCTAAATCTTCTAGAAACGATTCATCTAATTTTTTCGACATGATAAAACTCCTTCGAGTAATTGTTGAAGTACTTCTACATGTATAATTATTTACAAATCAAAGTTTGGATTACTTTTTGGCTGAAGGTCGTTTAGTAGACTTCTTAACTCTATCGCTCTCTATTTTCTTTTGAGCTACTAACTGATCCATGTAGAATCTACGTAGGGGTAAAGGCATACTGTATAATTCACTAAAGGTAAAAGCACCTTCACTGAAGTACGCCATCTGAAAGATGCCCTCGTGATATTGCGGTCTATATGATGGGTTTACCGGGAGGGCCAGAAGAAATTTACTGATATTGGAAGCTCGATGACACTATCAATTCCACAATCGCCACACGTGTAACCAACATCAAAATCAACATCCGGCATAATATCTGCATACTGTTCTCTAAACGCTCTAGAATCTATCGCGAACAATTCATTATTAATAAAATTAGTAATTGCTTCTATAGAATCATCTCCATCTATGGAAACAATCTGATACCTTAGACGAGTAGTTATTTCGGGAGAAACTCCCTTCATGTGCTTCTTAACTCGATCTAATTCTTTAGTTATGGCGTATTCTTCTTTCTGCGTTAAGAATTTAAATTCGACAGTTCGTTCAGAATTTGGAAGAACGAAGCTAAACTTATTTCCATCTGAAAAAGCTTCATCATCGATCTCTTTGTAATCTAAAGCTGTCAGATCGAATTCACAATCCGTTTCTACTGCTGAACAGTTAGGACAGGTAACATCGCACTCGTATGCTTTTCCGTATCCAAATATTCGTGCGGATAGCATTACAGCATTCTTATCCCCAATTAGTAAATCGTTGTACGGAACATCCGTTATGATGATCGATTTTAATAATTCATCAACAACGACACCCTTTTGAATAAGGTTAGCAGACGTAAGTATGTCCTCCTCTCTAGCTGTCATGTATTTTATCTCAATCGTTCCTTCTCTAAGAGGATGTCCTTCAGGGTATAAAAGTCCCTTACTAGGAAGCTCCACTATCTCCGACGGAAACTTAGGTTTCTCAGCCTTCACAGGCGTAGTACTAGGTTTTTTTGGTGCTTTCGGCATTATAACTCCTTTATTATATATACGTTCTTAGGTAACTATTTTATCAAAAACAACATCAACGATTGTAGAATGCCACGACTAAATCGCTAAATTAGTTCTATTTTATTCAGAAATATTAGAACTGTAGTATCGCGTAATCGTATCTAAGTGTTACGGTTACTTCAACTGGATCTGACGTTGCCCAGTCTAAATCACCGAAAGCAGCAGTCTGCACGTAAGCACCAACTAATTGCCATTCTTCGATAATATCACCGACTGGACCAAGTAAATTAAAGGTAACATTTTTCTTGTAAAAATCTGAGTATCCATCACGACCCGTTACGGATTCGTGAGACAATCGTACCCACTCCATTACTGCTTGTGCAGCGGAAGGTACAACAGGATCATAAAGAGTTATATCTAAGGTCTGCCATTCCCCCTTACCTTTCACGTAACGTTTAACGTTAATGTGATCTAAGGCTACTTCTTCGAATTCAATACTAGGGCGACTAGCGGCCTTGATAGTGTAAGCAGGAATGCCTTCGATATACATAATGAACCGGTTCTGAGTCTTCGGCTCAAATTGTGTGAACATTACATCGTTCGGGTCTATCAGCTGTGGCATTCTATTTCTCCTAAAAGCTTCAATAGCTAAATTCTTATTCGATTATAAATATCAATAAAGTAAGAAAAAAGGGAGAAAAAGAAAAAAGCCCAGATGTTTAGTCTGAGCTTTTTTCGTTTCAAGCTATTTTGTATTAGCTGGGAAATGTAGCTCCCGTTGGTTGTACGACGAAATCCAATACGATGAATTCGACAGCACGAGCTGGTTGGATAAATATCTGTCCAACTAACTGATTCCTATCGATTACATCAGGAGTATTGTTCGAATCATCCATAACAACCCTAAACGCTGTCAAACCTTGATTAGCTTGTACTGAATCGAGGTAAGGGTTAACAATGTTCAAGAATCGATTTCTTGTAGCTACTGTATTATTTTCAAATATCAAGTAACGCGAAGAACTTGCGATAAATTTCTTGAGCCTTATTAACAATCTACGAACGTTAATACGATCTAATGCTGAAGGTTTAGCTTGCAATGTTTTTTGACCAAACACTACAACCCCTTGACCTGGAAAGGAAGCTATCGGATTAACACGATCTTCATATAAAAGATCTCTTTCAGCATGAGTCAATCTAGTCTTTGCTTCTAAAACATTAGTTAATCCACCTCTGCTTAAACCAGCCGGAGCAAACCATTCGTGTGCTACCTTATCATTCTGTGAATAAACACCTGGAAGAACCACCGAAGGTGGTACCCATGTGGGTTTGTTAATGCTATCGTCTAAGACCTTGACCCATGGGTAGTACGTTGCAGAATAATTAGTATCCAACGTAGATACTGCGGTCGTAGTAGTAGAGATATTATCAGCCCAAGCCGAAGGATCGAATACGTAAAACGCATCCCCTCTACTTTCTACCATAGACATAGCGTGATTAACTGGATTCGGATGCAACGTGTAAAGTAATCCTGGAGTGGCCAACATATTAATGTCAAACTCATCCTGATTACTAACAGAATTTATAGCTCGTTTATAAGCTACAGATCCACTAGATGCTGCGGCCGAACAATCAAATCCCTGCGTGTTAGTGGATGCAATATCACCACCAACCATCTTTTCTACAGCAGGATTAGATCCCTCAAATCCACCTTGAAATGGAACAACGAACTTTCTCTGTTGAATTGCCGAAAGAGCTAAACTAACTGCTTCAATATTCGAAGAAAACGTAACGTTTCCTGCAAAATCATTTGCCGTAGCCGTAGCAGAACCGGACATGTCATCCAAGTTAAATTCTACGTTACCAGCACTAACTGCAGTAGAATCTATAGGAGACAAATACTGTCTGTTATCTTCTTTAGAATAATTAAATCCGTAGAAGACGCTAGAATCAAAATCTCCAGTAGTAGCATCGTTTTGAGCCGTAGTAAATGAAGCCGTCGGTGCATATCCCGTTGAACCGGATGCAATAACATGACTAACTGCAGCATGTCCATACGGAACTAATGTTTTTGGAAGCGCACCCTTGCTAGCTTCAGTAAAATCACTAACATAAATGTGTTTTGACATATTTGGCCAATCACCTACGTAATTAAGTTTTCCTTCATTATTGTCTAAATCGACATAACGATCGCCAATTTTGCGAGCAAAGAAGTTAGGTGAATCAGGATCTAAATTTAAATTATCCCACTGTTCAACAATAACATCATCACTTTCCTTGTTGGTTTGAGTATCTATTTCTCTAACTTGAAGAGAGAAACTACCCCAATCGCTACCAGCAACTTGACCAGCTGCCTTCACGCTTAAGATACCAACCTTATACTTACCGTGAGTATCAACCTCTCCATGAGATCTAAGATTAATTTTGAACAAGTTCGTAGAATTGCCAGACTGTTTTTGTGAGACAACATACGGTGTACTTGCTCCATTGTATTTGAAGGCTAGCCCTAACGATTCGATGGAACTAGATACTACTTTTGCAGTATCTCCATGAGTAGCTAAGTAATCCCCGTAAATCTTATACAGATAAAAGGGTGAATTGCTTCCTTGGGCTTTTGTTGCTTGCGGATCTCCGCTAAACACGCTGCCAATATATTTTGTACTAGTAGGATCTAAGGATGTGGAAAACTGATACGCAGACATCGACACATTACATGCGGCTATTGTACCTGAAACAGATGCACCAGTAAGAGCATCAGCCGGATCAAGGGCTGATGGAGCTAATACTGCTACTGTTTCGGGAACTGTTGAACCACTTTTCTGTGCGTGTATCTGAACTGTATTCGCAGTATACCCACCTAAACCTAAAATCCTAACAACTGTTACCGTACCTGCACTTCGTAAGTACTCTCTAACGGTAAACGGAACGTACAAATTCGAGTCAAGTCCTCCAAAATTTTCCACAAATTCATTGAAATTACGACAAATAGTAGGAACAAAAGCCGGACCCTTTTTAGTTGGTCCAATTATTGCCGCTCCAATTTCTGCAATTCCCTGTGGAAGAAAGGAAAGATCTTTTTCCCGAGTAAATACGCCTGGTGAGACGATTCTCTCTGCCATTATTATTCTCCGGTTATAATTATTTAAAGCTTAAAAAACATAGTTTTCAAAAATAAATATACTACCAGTTTTCGAAAACTCAGTTATATTAAAATTTAAGCTTCGGCGGGTTCTTCTGGCTGAGGGGCGGGTGTAAAAACTCCGGTTTCAGGATTCAAACTTCCTGGACCGTACTTATCATTCAGTTCTTGGGCTACTGAATTTTCGTTATCATTAAGCTCTTGAAGTTCTGTCATAAGAGTTTCTTCTAATTCAGCTAATCTATCTCCTGCACGTTCATGACCGATCTGTTGCATTTTAAGACCACCCATTTTTACTTGCATATCCTGATATCCTTGCTGAACTTCCTGTAACTTTGCAATTTCATCGTCAGTAAACTTAATCTCTTTGGTTTTTGCCATTTCTATAACTCCTAATGTTATACGTTAATTATTTATGCCATTGCCTGAGGAGGCTGTTGAGCTTGTTCTGGTTGCGGTGTATATTCTCCTGTTTCAGGATTAATACTACCAGGACCATACTTAGTTGTCAACTTTGAAGAAAATCTAGCCTCTTTTGATTGATTAGCTTTCCATTCTTCTTCTATAGCAGTTCTTTGATCTTCGAGAGCCTGTGACTGTTGAGATAAATTCATTTTCTG